TCAATCGGTATCGTAGGTCTAGCACTTAACCTCAGAGCATACGACTTTGTATCTCAGGAGATAAGAGCAGCAGAAGACCCAGAGTTCGAGACTTTCTATACAAAGAACATTCTTTTAAATGAAGGTATGAGAGCATGGATGTCTTCAGTTGACCAACCACATGAAAACTTTGTATTCCCTGAGGAAGTACTTCCTCGTGGTAACGCACTATAAACAAACGCTGAGGAGCACAAGCACAAATGACTCAATTTCTAGTAAAATACGGAGGGTATCTATCCATCTTTGAATTCATATTCTTTGTTGCAATAGGTATCACGTTAGGACCAGTCCTAACATAGTGTTGATTAAGGGACTTAACCGTCCCTTTTTTTATCTTGACTTACTAAATTAATATGCTAAGATATTATCATGACTAAACTCATTCCAAAAAACGATCCACAATGGTTCGCACAAACAAGCGACATACCTTATGATCGGCATCGCTATCGTATAAATTACACAACAGGTGATTCCGTTGAGTTTGATACATGGGATCAGATGAATGCACACTGGTTCCAAAGTCTTCCTAACGTATTAAAAAACGTAGAGGTCTTAGACATCAAGAAAAAAACTACTAAACCATCGGGATTCTGATTATGGATAAAGAAGGATTCATTAAACTTTTTAATGTAACAGCGTATACTTTAGAAGGGTGTGTACATTGTATGCATCTACATGAACTACTTGAACGTTCCAATGTTCCCAATGAACGCATCACTTACGTTGATGTTGGTAAAGACATCAGTAAGGAAGATTTCATTAAGAAATTTCCCGAAGCAGGTGGATACCCACACGTCATTATTGACGGTAAATCTATTGGTGGACTAGTAGAAACTGCAAAGTATCTGGTCAAGAAAAAAATGGTATCCACGACTCCAAATGGGTAAAGACCCTATAAATAAAGGCACAGAGCTTATGCTTAGAAGGAGGCAAGCGAAAGAGCCACCGTCCCCTGTTATTAAACAGTTAGGGACAGACGTATCATTCTCCCTCTTAAAGCGAAAGTTTAAATTTAAACTGAACCTTAGTTGGGAGAAAATTATAGACAACTAAGGAGTTGAACCATGGAAGCGACGACATATGTCCTATTTTTCTCAGCAACATCATCATTTTTATTTTTATGTGTTGGGATTGTAGCAGGGTGGACCGCAAAGGACTTCATGCATGACTACTTCTACACTGAAGAAGAATCAGTCTCTAATATGCATCCAGAAATGTATGACCAAACAGGTCAATATATACATGAGGAATTATACTCAGTGAAATTTGTCGATGAGGACGACCTAGATGAAACTATTGATTAATGAGGTACTTCAAAAAGTATCTAATGCAAAAACAAAAAAAGAAAAGATTAAACTCCTACAACAATTTAATACTCAAGCACTTAGATCTGTTTTGATTATTAATTTTGATGAGTCTATTGTATCTTTATTACCCGAAGGTGCTGTTCCATACCAACCGAACGATGCACCAGAGGGAACAGAACATACTGTCTTAGAAAAAGAATGTAGAGTCTTGTACCACTTCTTTAAAGGTGGATCAAGTATCAACAATACCAAGCGTGAGTCTATGTTTATCCGCCTCTTAGAAGGTCTTACAGCAGGCGAAGCAGAAGTTCTATGTCTCGCTAAGGATAAGAAGATTGGTAAGCGTTGGAAGGTCACCAGAGCGTGTGTAGAGGAAGCGTTTCCAAGCATTCAATGGGGCAATAGATCTTGAGTGATAAGGTTACTATTTTAAAAGAGAACTGTGATCCAAAAGATGCACAGGATAAGTCTCTTCCATACACTGCGTATCTTGTCGAGTATAAACTAGACACGAAGACTAGATACGATTTAGTTATGTCTAGTAAAGCAGTTGATATGTTCGACCACTACTACGACAACTATCGTAAAGATTTTATTGGGTGGAAACAAAGTGAGGGTAGAATCAATCCTAACTTATGGAATGCTAAACAACAAGATCCTAAAGGTAAGAAGAAAAAGAAATGAAATTGCTTTCCTTTGAGAAACAATTTGGACGAGGAATAGATCCTTGGTATAGAAAGTTGGGGAGATGGGTCAAGAAGAAATTCAAGAATCCATATCTTCGACATCTTGCATTAGGTTTCATTGAATGGTTGAAACAAAAATGGATTGGTGTTAAGATAGAGAACACAATGCAAGACGTTGACGCTCAAATCAAAGAAATTAAGGAGGTATGGGATGAAGAAGAACGAAGACAGTTCGCACCAGAGTTCACTATCGTGGAGGAAGGAGTATTTGGAGATGAAGAGTGGTCTATCGAAATTTCAAATCCAATTGTTGAAAGAGGGACCGACTCAACTAGCACAGGCATGGTTACTCCAAGCGATGCACAACGACTACAAGAAGATGAAGGGGATCAAAGAACCTCCTAGTCAAGAGTCAGGTTATCAAACCACATTGAAAGAATTTTTTAAACAGTATGAGCAATGAGAAAGGATATCTTTTCTGTTCCAATCTTTGAACTTGAAGTTGATCTAAAGTTTATTAATATTCCTGGTGATTATAAACCAACGTGGGAGAGTGGAGTTAATAGTACCTATGGACGTAAGACAAAAATTCCCAAAGAAACAATAAGATATCTACGAGAAAAAGTTATCTCTTGTCTGAGACAGTTGAAAGATCCTGTAGACTATATTGATATAGTAGATTTATGGAAGAACAAGTATGATGTGAATGATTATCAAGGATATCATAGTCATGCACAAACTACATGGAGCTTTATAATTAATCAGAGTGTTGAAGAAACTAAGACTCAATTTTTTAATCCATACCTCAAAGATATTCAGAACCAAACTCCCTTACATACATCAGAAGATATGCCCACTATCTACATGCCTAGATTGAAACCTGGACAAATGATTATGTTTCCTTCTTGGGTAGCACATCAGGTATTAGCAGGCAATACAGGCACTACGATCTCTGGAAATGTGAGGTGTTACGTGGGAGCAGTGCAAAGGTAAAGAATATCTTAAGAATTGTGTCGTTTGTTACCTTTTCAAAACACTATATAGTATAATACAATTGGAGAAATCCAATTATACGTTCATCCAAATGATAGAACTCACACTTCTAGCATCTCTTCTCGCTGATCACAACTCATTCCATTGGGATATGTCGTGTACAGAGTGGAATAGAAACAGGATCGAAGTTCTCAGCGATGAGAGTCTTGGATCTGATGCACAGGAGTACCTAATAGATTATTTTCGTACGAAAGTCGAAGGTGATTGTGATGTTTTCATCATTGGACGCAAGTAAGCCGACTCGGAACGGGTTCGTTCATCCTTTATGTACCAAATTTTACTCAGTTTAATAGCAATAGGAGCACCACTTGATTGTGATCATGCTTCTGAACTATTAGATTCAGTGAGTAATAATCCTAATACATCTGAGCGATTGGAAATAACAAGGGTTGTGGTAGCACATACTAATCCTATGTGTTTTAAGGACGCAAAAGACGACTGAAGGAACGGATATTAAACACATCCAACTACTTTAGGAGATCCAAAATGGCACAAGTCACATACAGAGGAGTTCAGTACGATACAAATCGCGCAAAGACTCAAGTGAAAAACGATAAGAAGACACTCGTATACCGTGGTGTCGCACACAAGGAGGAAGTATGCAAGTAATAGCAGAAATTTCTCTTGCAATGGTCGTTGTTTTATCTTTAATTTATGGAGAGGTAATGCTTCTTCAAATGAATAGAGGATAGACCGATGCTAAAAATCCATTTTAGCTGGGGTCCAACGGATTTACCAGAGTATGATCCTGAGAAACACGCTCCCGACAAAGTATTCGCAATGCTATGTTACAGGGGTATCCATTACGCTAAATGGGTTTATTTAGAACCATTCAATATGAAACACTGGAATCTGTTCAATCCTAGGAAAGCAGAGAAATAACAGTATAATACAGGAGACCTTCGAGTCTCCTTTTTTTATGGTATTGTTTGCTACATAAGTCAGAATTCAATGAGGTGATACAAATGAATCCTACCCTCCCTTACATCATGTTCAATTGCATGGAGGTCAAATGCACAACATATTATCACACCAACAGTTAGATGGATGGCGACGTTTTGATACTAGACTACAAGAATTATCCGATGAAAACGATAAACTTGATGATTACTTTGAGTGTATTATCGAATGCGATGTACTAAAATCAACTGATTGTAAAAGAATCTGCAGAAGTGTACTGATGTAGATAAAATAAAAAGAGGGCTTGAAAACCCTCTTTTTTAATGCTAATATATAATGAGTAGATAATATTGTTATGGATAAGAACCACTTAAAACTTATGATCAAGCAATTAAAGATGGTTGTTGAAGAACTAGAAGCAGAAGTTTATTCTGATCCTACTTCCTACATTGAGGAAAACGGTAAGCGTATTACGTATGCCGATCAAGAAGAGATGTAAATGGTAAGAATCAAAGATCAAATTAGATTGGCGAAGATGGCTTTGAAACAAGCAAAGAAAAATCCAAACATGTACTCAAAAGAAGAACTAGAATACATGGTACTTCAACTAAGACGTGCTAAGATACAATTAAAAAAGAAACAACTACTACGCAAACAAGAAAAAGGATTTACTAATGAATACAGTAAAACTTCTAACCGTAACTCCCAACGCAGAGAAAACGATGGGGTATGTAGCGAGGGTAAGCAACCCAAACAATCAGGAAAATCCTAAGGTTGCAGGTCTGTTAACTTATTGTATTAAGCATCAACATTGGTCTGTCTTTGAGCAGGCACACATGACTTTGGAAATTGAAACTACAAGAGCAATTGCTGCACAGATTTTAAGACATCGTTCGTTTACCTATCAGGAATTTTCACAACGTTATGCTGATAGTTCTATGTTAGCGACTAGTATTCCTATGTTTGATCTTCGTCGTCAAGATGATAAGAACAGACAGAACTCTATTGATGATGTTGATCCTTTCACTAAGCAAGAACTTGAGATTGCTATCAAACGTTACTTCACTGAAGGGATGGATATCTATAAACAAATGTTGAGGGTTGGAATTGCGAAAGAGTGTGCTAGAATGGTTCTACCTCTAGCAACACCAACTAGAATCTACATGACTGGATCTGTTCGGTCGTGGATTCACTACATTGAATTGCGTTCTGCTCATGGTACACAAAAAGAACACATGGACATTGCTAACGATGCAAAGCGTGTGTTCTGTGAACAATTCCCTATCGTTTCTGAAGCACTAGAATGGATACCGAAAAACGAAAACCCAATTCCATAAAAGTGGAAAAAAATTTCCCGCAAAAAAATGCCTTAAAAACCTGATGCCTTTACATAATATATTTCCTACTCCAGTGTATTCAAAACAGTTACTGGGATCAAAACAATCAGAGATAAATCAAGAATTATATTCAGTATATAAACCAGATGAAATGGTGAAAAATACTCATACATATAATCACACCAGTTCTCATCAAGTTTCTTGTGATGAAGAAGGTCACATGTTTGCAACTAATATTGTAAAAGAAACACCAAAGTTCACCAAATTTTTACAAGATCATTTTTTAGATTATCTGTTTCAACTTGGAATGGTAAATCCTATTCCATTTGCAATCACTGAGTCTTGGTTTACAAAAACATCCAAGGGTGAACACGCACCCATTCATGCCCATGGTAATTCTGACATTTCTGGTGTATACTATTTACAGACCAACGGTAACGATGGTGAGTTAGTAATTAAGAACCCCATGAATTGTACTAACAATAATATTATTATGTTTTTAAATAGTATGAAATGGGGTGAAAAAAGAATGCCTCTTAAACCAGGACTGCTATTACTGTGGCCAGCATTTCTAGAACATGGTACTTATCTAAATCAAACACCAGAGGATAGAATTAGTTTCAGTTTTAATATTACGGTATCACAACCACCATATATAAACACCAAGTCTGATTCAGTAGCTGAAACAAAAGCTCATCTTTATGAACCTCGAATGCTTCCTGATCAATGGAAGTCATTAGAAAATAAACAAGCCCCCCAATAACATGCCCACATATCCAGTAAAAAATAAAAAAACTGGAGAGGAAAAAGAACTCTCCATGACTATCGCTAACTATGAACAATGGAGGATAGATAATCCTGATTGGGATAAAGATTGGTCTAAAGGATGTGCTGCAGCACAAGAAGTTGGAGAGTGGAAAGATAAGTTGAGAAAAACTAAACCAGGTTGGAACGATGTTCTTAGAAAAGTTCAGCAAGTCCCAGGTTCTACAGTAAAAACACTTTAATTATGCCTAGATCAAAAAGTAAATATACAATTCCAGTTCCACCAGGTATGAGTAAAAAACTACTAAGAAGAAAACGTCCCATTAATGAGAAGTATCTTTTAGATATTAGTTCTCTTACAGAGAATCAAGAACTGATGTTTAAAGCATGGGAAGAACAAAAGAACTTATTTGTTTATGGATGTGCAGGTACAGGTAAAACATTTATCGCATTGTATCTTGCTCTTCGTGATGTCTTGTCTGAAGACTCACTTTATGATAAAGTGTATATTGTTCGCTCATTAGTTGCTACTCGTGAGATTGGTTTCCTTCCTGGAGATCATGAGGACAAGTCATCTTTGTATCAGATACCATATAAAAATATGGTCAAGCATATGTTTGAGATGCCTGATGACCCATCATTTGAAATGCTTTATAGTAATCTAAAAGCACAAGAAACTATTTCGTTCTGGAGTACATCTTTCCTTCGTGGAACTACTCTCGACAATGCTATTGTTATTGTTGATGAATGTCAGAACCTAAACTTCCATGAACTTGATAGTCTCATCACTCGTATAGGTCAAGACTCTAAAGTTATATTTGCAGGTGACGTTGCACAAACTGATCTACAAAAGACTGCAGAGAAAGATGGTATCCTTGACTTCCAACGCATTTTACAAGAGATGGATGAGTTCTCTATGATTGAATTTGGTATTGATGATATCGTTCGATCTGGACTTGTTAAATCTTACATTGTTAATAAAATCAATCTTGGTTTATGATACTATTCAAACATGTTGGTGACCTAGAACCAATTGAACTAGAATCTATTACAGATAAAGAAACAGGTAAGAGGGTTTATCTTACTCCTTCGGGTAAGAAATATCCTTCAGTCACCACTGTGATTGGAAGTAATAAAAAGAAGATGAAAGCTATCATGCAATGGAGGAGACGTGTCGGTGAAGCAGAAGCAAACCGTGTTACCTCCCAAGCAACAGGTAGAGGAACAAAATATCACTCTATTGCTGAGGATTATTTTAATAATGATTTAGACTTAAAAAAGTTTAAGTCTTCTCCCCTCCCCGTCTTGATGTTTCAGCATTCTCGCCCTACTTTAGACCGTATAAATAATATATACGCTCAAGAGGTCGCTCTTTATTCAGATAAACTTGAACTAGCGGGGCGTGTTGATTGTATCGCTGAATTCGATGGAGTTTTGTCCATCATAGATTTCAAAACCTCAGCAAAACAAAAGACGGACGAGAGATTATACGACTACTTTGTTCAAGAGACTGCATATGCTTGTATGTTACTTGAACGATATAACACCCGTGTTGAGCAACTTGTAACTATTGTCGCCTGTGAAGACGGAGACACACAGGTGGTAGTTCGTCCAGTTAAAAAAATATATTTGGAGTCACTCCTACAATACATAGACGAATACAAAGTTGCACATGGAAAGAAGCAAACTATTAGAAGATAAATTTATGACAACCGCGAGATTTTCGCAGGAAGTGGAACGCATAGTCCTCAACAATAAGGATATGAACTATATTGATGCTATAATTCACTACTGTGAAGAGAATGAGATAGAATTGGAAACCGTTCCTAAACTTATCTCAAAACCATTGAAAGAAAAACTAAAGTTTGATGCACAAAAATTAAACTTTATTAAACGTACTTCTAGAGCAAAATTAATGTTGGTATGAGCGAATTTTTTAGATCAGAGATGGTTCGTGGAGAACTACAAGAAATGATGGAACTACAGCAAATGTGTTTCAAATATGCTATGAGTTTTCCTGTTCTTGATAACGACCGTAGAGCAGAATATCTTGAAGTCCTGATGTCTCTCCTAGAGAAGCAAGAAATCATGTATGCTAGAATGCAGTTGAGTGATGACCAAGAAGCAAAAACTGTAGTAGAAAACATGCGTAATGCAGTTGTTATGCTCGGTGGAGATCCTAATCTAACAGTCAAAGATATGTTTGAGGATCTAAGAAAGAAAGTCAACACAATGAAAGGAAAATTAAATAGCGGCGAAGGGACTTGACGTCCGACCCTTTGCCCTTTATAATGTAACAAGTGATAGGACATCATAAAACAGTATCCAAATTAATCCAAATAATCCTATGTCTTTTTCAGATTTAAAGCGTAAGTCCAATTCAAGTTTTGAGTTCCTTCAGAAGGAACTTGAAAAGTCCAGTACTAATTCTAGTGCCGACGAGAGGTTTTGGAAGCCCGAACTTGACGCTTCTGGTAACGGTTACGCCGTTATCCGATTCCTTCCTCAACCTGAGGGTGAATCACTCCCATGGGCAAAACTTTATTCTCATGCTTTCCAAGGACCAGGTGGTTGGTTCATCGAGAACTCTCTCACTACCTTAGGACAGCAAGATCCTGTAAGTGTCTACAACAACAAACTGTGGAACTCAGGAACTGAGAGTGATAAAGAAGTTGCACGTAAGCAAAAGCGAAAGCTTTCTTACTACAGTAACATATATGTTGTAAGAGATCCAAAAAATCCCGAGAATGAAGGTAAAGTTTTCCTCTACCGTTATGGTAAGAAAATCTTTGATAAAATCATGGCGGCGATGAAACCTGAGTTTCAAGATGAGACTCCTGTTAATCCATTTGACTTATGGGAAGGCGCTGATTTCAAATTAAAAATCAAAACTGTTGCAGGTTTCTGGAACTATGATTCTAGTGAGTTTGCTGTTTCTGCGGCACTCAAAACTGATGATGAAGAACTAGAGACAATCTATAAGAGTGAGCACAGTCTTGAATCATTCACTGCTCCATCTGAGTTTAAAACTTATGAAGCACTTGAATCACGTCTTAACTTGGTTTTAGGTATATCTTCTGCTCCTCAACGTCCTGACTTAGGTGTTGATACTGAAGAGTATGAACCTCAACCAGTTGCACAATCTCCATTCCGTGAACGCATGTCTGCTCCTGCAGAACCTGCTCCTACTGGTGGTGCCGAGTCTGATGACGACGCTCTATCATACTTCGCTCGTCTTGCTGAAGACTAATGAAAGATCTTAAGATTCCATTTGCAGTGCTATCCTTCTTGCTTGTTCAAGCAGGTGGTGCTGTGTGGTTTGCATCTCAACTTGAGTCAAGAGTATCTACTCTTGAAACTAAATCATTGAAGATTGCAGAACAAAATCGTAAGTTCCTTGTCAACGAAGTTATCCCTGCATTTAAAAGGGATAATTGGTTGGGACAAGGTTGGAAAAACGAACACTTTTAATGAAGTCAAAATTGGTTTTTCAATTCCATGAAAGTGGGAAAAAAATTCCCGCCAATTTTTGACCAAAAAAGTCGCGTTACTTTAAAGTAGTTTTTAATTTCTTATTCAGATAAGCAGAGCATTTTCCATATTTGCTCTGCTTTTTTAATGAGTTAAGTAGGGGTTCAATATACCTTGGTTTTAGTACCCATATACTTCTTTTTTCTTCATTTTTTCTTGTTATTTCTTCCCACAAAGTAACTGGAGACGCAATAGAAGATCCAGATACATTAATAACCGTATTTGCAGCATCTCCATTGTTATAAGAGAAAGATTCGTTATAGAACTTAGAATCTACTTTTTGACCTTTTTTTAAAACTGCTAACCCATTAGAATTCTTCACATCTGCAGATATCTCATAATATGCTAAATCGCTGTATACAGTAGATCCATATTTACCCTCTGCCCACTCTTGCAAAACATTTTCGTCCATTGGCCAATCTTCGTAGATATTGGTAATATTATTAGTCAATGCGACTACCCAATCAAGTTCAGGTCTACCATAAACTGTATCAGCAAGAGTCTCTATTCTTACACCTTGGTTTAAGGCATATTTGTTCAAAAATACCGAAAAGTCAAAAATATCTTCATTAATACTGTATCTCCTAAAAAAGTTATTTACTTCAACATAATCAGAAGAAGAAAATGGAAAACTTTGAGGTTTAACGTCATATTTAATATTTGGTAAAATAGAAAAATACATTAGTTACTTACCTCATCTGGATTCATATCAATTTGACTTTGATAAATGAGTTTTGTTTCTACTAAAGATATACTCAACTCTACTGCAGATGGATATCCACCTATCAAAGTTGAATAAGATCCATCTGGAGTAAAATTAACATCAACGTTTGTTATAGCACATGCTTTATACTGGTTAAGGTATGGATTTATATCGGGACCAGACATATACTTAAATAAACATAAATTAGGGATCTGAATAAAATTATTAACAGCAAATTCATTTTCATTTGCTCCTCCTTTTTTGGATAAATCAGATCCTTTAAAAAATCCAAATGTTTTTATATTTGTAATTCCATCAACAGCTCTTACAAACATATCTTTAAGATCTACCTCCATACCCAATTTTGGAGATGCATGATATTGGAACATTCGACAAATCTTTAGCATTCTTCGTGCTTCACGTTCGCTTCTTGCCATCATTTTAAATTTAAACCCGATATTACGTATAGAAGGACCACCAAATAATACTTCTGTATTTGGGTTTAAAATAACACCAGAAGTTCCTCCTAAAATATCATTTTGTGTTAAGTTAGATTGAGCACCAGTTGCACTTAATCCCATTCTTACTAATGAAGCACCAGCACTAGTAGGTAATCCTGCTAATCCTTTTATACCAGCTTGAAAATTTTCAATTAATTGTTTTTGATTTGGATTAGTCACATAATTTGAATATGCAGAGAGTGCTCCAGCAGCAGCGTTAGATATCTCTTTACCACCCCATGATGAAGACATAGATGTACTAACGTCCTGAGGCATATACATGAGAACATCATCTCCAGCTTTTTCTCCTAGAGATCCTTCATTACTTTCACCGTAATAACCTGAGAGATTTGCTCCTCCAGTCACCCCACCTTCCTGACCACGTTGAAAAGGTGCTTTATACTTAAAAAACTGAAATCTAATATAATCCGACTCTTTCTCGATAGACATATCAAATGGATATCGAAAACCATGAACGTAATTACCTGATTCTGCTGATTGATTAATCATTTAAACAATGTTAGAATTTTGTGCTCCACTGTAAAACTCAATATCTCTAGGAATTTTAAATGCTCCTTTATGAGTCTTCGCTTTTGTGGCGTCCTCCCAAACTCTTCGTTTAGAATAACTTTTTTTAGACTTTGTAACGATAAAGTTCTCGATAGGCAAGAAAATTGCTGTATCCCATTCGTCCTTACCTAAGTCAAGAAGGTAACCATTCACATTATTACTCAAATATTTATGGACGGAGTTGGGAGAAACCTTAAGATAATCGTTGTTAATTAAGTTATCTATAACTGAATATCTAGATTTTGGATTAATATAGTGCAGATTAGCACCTATAAAGTGGTCTGCTTTCCTGTCTATGACGTAAACTAGGGGAAATGTATCGTGAAATGGAGTTTTTGACGTTGCCTTATATTCAAAGAGGTATAAATGTCCGATTCTAACTTCGTTGCGGAGTTCATTACTATCTTGGAAGTCTGGTGTAGCACTAGCATCGTAGTTTTCGTCACTTTTGAGCAAATCAACAGTATAATTCTTCGCAATCGACTTTACCTGACGACGATACCAAGAAAGTGATCTTTTCTCAGAACCCGCTGCTTCTTTTACTTGTTCAAATATAGTACTAGACATTTAAGTGATCTTCCGTGAGTATCATGAAGTTCATTCTTCTATCATCACAATAGTTTTCCGCTGCTTCCCATTTTGCTTTGTTTTTCATAAAAGTCAAAACATCACGTTTCCACGCAGCAGTTTTTCTTTTAGGAGTTTTATCAGGACCAGCAACTTGCTTTTTAGGTTTTACCTCAATAATATATTTCTTAAATTTACCCTCTTTATTAAGGACTTTGATGTAAAAATCTGGAAAATACCTATGAACTTTCCCATCAGTAGGGCAACGATAGGGTATAATTATCTCTTCACTTCCCCACTCTACAATAGACTTATTTCTATCACAGAATATCATAAACTTCTTTTCCCACATGGATCTATAGATAATTCTAGTTGGATTACCTCGATACTTCTTAGGGTTGGAGGGTCTATACTTTCCAGAATAAGCCATAAATACTGTAGGTCACATAATATTTAGATCAAGTGTCATATAGAGATTTAATGTCAAACATAGCGAGAGGTGGGGGCATGGCGCTCACCACTGGATTTCGTGTGAAGTTTGACTTCGATAAAGATGATGGAGTTAAAAGTAAACTAGAGCAGCAAAAATTCTACACTGGATTTAATTTTCATGAACAATTCGTAGATGAGGTAACTCTTCCTGGAGCACAGGCTGCTACTGGACAAATGACTGGAAGATTTATGGGTGAAGGTGTTACAAACTATGTTCATCAAAAAATGTTTACTGATTTTCAACTCGGTTGGATGTGTGATGCTAATATGAGTCCTTTCAAGTTTATGAATACTTGGTATCAGTATATTTTCCAAGAATTTAATGCTGATGGTAGTAAAATCGACACAGTACAAAATCTTGATATAGGCGCAAGTGAAGAAAAAGCAATGTCGGCATCAAAGTTTGATAATAATAGAACTACTAGACTACAATTTCCAGAAAATTACCATTGTACAGTTAGAATTGCTAAAGCAGAGAAAGGTCCTAAAGGTGAAACTAGTAGAGTTTCTACAGTTCATGTATTACAAGAAGTGTTTCCTTATGCAGTAGAAGCAATTCCACTTTCATTTGGAAGTAGTCAACTTGTAAAGTGTACTGCTAATTTTTATTACTCAAAACACAGAGTAGCGTATAATGATCAAGGAAGAGACATGCTTTTTTCAGGCTAAATACTTATATAACTTGCATTTATTATGGCATTACCAAAGGTTACCGCACCAACCTATGAATTGGAACTACCATCGAGCGGTAAAAAAATAAAATATCGTCCATTTTTAGTAAAAGAAGAAAAGATTCTTCTTATTGCTATGGACTCAAAAGACGAAAAACAAATTACTCAATCAGTTATTGATACTCTCAGTGCCTGTATTCTTACTCGTGGTATAAAACCTGCGAGTCTTCCTAGTTTTGATCTAGAATATCTTTTTCTAAAGATCCGTGCAGCATCTGTTGGAGAGATTGTAACATTAAATGTTACATGCTTAGATGATAATAAGACTCAGGTCTCACATGAAATCAATATTTCTGATGTTCAAGTATTTAAACCAAAGGGACATGATCCTAAAATTATGATTACCGATAAGGTCGGTGTAATCATGAAGTATCCAAGCATTGAACACTTTATTAACACTGGGTTGAATGATAAGGGTGATGATGTGGACGGACTAGACTTTATTACTACCTGTATTGATCAAATTTTTGAGGGTGAAGATGTAACTGAGTCAAAAGATTGTAGTAAAAAGGAACTTGCAAACTTTATTGAGAGCATGACTCAAGAACAATTTGATAAATTTGCAAAGTTCTTTGAGACTATGCCTAAATTACAGCATACTTTTAAAGTTAAGAATCCAAAAACTAAAAAAGAGAGTGAGTATACTATTTCGGGGCTACAGAGTTTTTTCGCATAGCACTCTTTCATACTAACTTGGAGGAGTACTTTCAAACTAACTTTGCTTTGATGCATCATCATAAATACTCTTTGACTGAGCTAGATAATATGATGCCTTGGGAAAGAATTGTATACGTTGCACTTCTGTCTCAGCATCTTGAGGAACTAAAACAACAAAACAACCGATAATGGCGTCAGGAACCCAAGGATATGAAGCGGCTCAACAAGGTATTATTGAAAATATAATTGATCGCTTCAGAAACAGAAAGAAGAATGATGGAGACGGTAAGGGCGGTAACGACCCTGCTCCAAATCAACCTGCCTCGGTTTCCGTAACAACTCCTACATCATCAATGTTGGTAGAAGGCACAACTGTGAATCAGTTGATGTCTGGATCTTCTGCTCTTGCTACTACAGGCAGTTCAGATATTACCAAATATGGTGAAGATGCAGTTCTACAAGCACAATTAGGTGAGCAAAGACAAACTAATCAATTACTAGAAGCACAAAATCAACTTCTTCTATCCGCAAGTACAAGTGGTGCTATTAGTAAATTTGATCAACAAGAAACACAATTAGAAAAAACAGAAGACTTATCTGGTACTATAACTTCAGAAAAAGTCAAAAAACCTACTTGGTTAGGAGATTTAATTAAGTTTTTAGCTAGTAATATTGGTGGGGTTATCGCTGCTATAGCTAAATGGGGTGCAATAATTGCTGCTGCGGTAGGAACGAGAGGTTTAACCAGATTACTTTCAAATGTTTTACGTAACAAAAATGTTCTTCCTAATAGGAGAATGATTGATGTTACTCCTAAACCGAATTTACTCAAAAGTAGTAGTGTAAAACCAGCAAATCAGTTAATGCCGAGTACTTCACAAGTTGTGGATGTAAAAAACCTCAACAAAGTTAAAGAAGCTATTCCTGAAGGAGTAGGTAAGGTTGATGATGTAGTTGATATAGGAAAAGTTACTAGTAAAGTTGATGGTGTTAAGGATCTCAGCAAAATTAAAAATATTACTCCTGTCACAAATAAAATTTCAAATACATTTGATGGTGCATTAAATTTAAAGAATCTGAATCCTTTAAAGTCTCTTAAAAATGCTAATACCGTAGTTAGAGGAAGTGGAGCGGCTCATGCAATTCCTCTCTTATCTTCCATTACTGGAACTATAAACTTGATGACTGGTGATTATGCTAATGCTATGCTTGATTATGCTGACTCTGGCGCTGATGCAGCAATTATTGGTGGTGCAACTGGTACTGCAGGAATGCTTGCAGCAGGACTATCAAGTGTAGCAACAGTTTTAAGTGTAGGTACGTTAGTGGGATATGTTGGTGAGTGGACTCGTGGTGTTGATGATTGGATTCGTGGTGATGGAGAAAATGCGATGAGGAATGGTATTGCAGATATTACTGCTGGTTTGTCTAGTGGAATGGAGATAATAGGAGCTCCTTTCCGTGGTTTGTTTGAAGGTATTAACTCACTCATCAGGACTGGAAATTTTGATCAGTCTAATAAAGCCATGGCTATTATTGACGCCAATATACGTGAGTCTGGTAGAAAATTCTTGAATGCGATTGATTTCTTGGGTGTTGTTCCTGATGAAGTCGGAGGATGGGGTACGTGGAGAGCGTATGGTGATGAAAATGTTGAGAACGCTAACAAAACTTTATTAGAAAGTAAAGGTGTAGAAACAGGAGAAGTTAAAAATGCTAGTGGTGGATCGTACTTCTTAGACAATCCTACTAATATAGGAGCATTCCAAGGTGGTGAAGCAAGTGGTGAGGTCGTAACCTTCACTCCATTTGGAGGAAGACAACTTGTTAATGAAATGGGTCAGCATATGACTGATGCATTACAAATGCCTTTCCAATTTGCTATTGGTGGTATTGCTGCAGCAATTAACCAAGTTCTTGGTACTTTAGGTCCTATGGGACAATTCTTAAAGTCTGCAGTTGGTCCTAATCTAGGAAAATTAGTAAAAGCATCTGGATTAACTAATCTAAGTCTAGGTGGTGTAAACACTGGTATTGGTAACTTACTTACTGGTGCTCCTGCTAACGCTGGAGGACTTTTTGGTGACCTAATGAGTGGTGCAAAGAGTGGTGCTAAACAAGTCGCACAAATGTTTACAGGACAGAGAGAAGATACTGATTATTCTGCAGTCTTACCACAAGGAAGACCAGTGCTCACAAGTAAATTTGGTCCTAGAAATTTATCATATGGATCTCAAGATCATAAAGGAATTGATATAGGTGTTGATAGAGGATCTCCTGTTACTGCTATGGAAGATGGTACTGTAACTTCTGTTATTCCTGATTTTATGCACGGATCTGCTGTTGTTGTAACCAGTGATGCAGGAGATGCAACTCTATATGGTCATGTTGATCCAACAGTAGAGAAAGGACAAGAGGTTAGCAAGGGTGAAACAATTGCTAAGGTGAAGTATTGGCCAGGTACAGGTGATATGGCTGCTGATAACACACACCTACACTTAGAAAGACACCCTGGTGGATATGATGGACTATCATCTGCTGTAGATCCTCTAGAGTTTACTAAGAATAGTTCCAAGACACTAAATCAATCTACAAATATAACTCCTCCAACAGATAATACAAGTAATAATATAGAAGCACCCCAGACAGTTGGATCTTTGTTTATGCCTAATATTAATAATGGACAGTTAAGTCAAGAAGCACTTCTTCTTGCACAAGGACAGCAACAATTAATGGGTGCCTTACAGACTATTACAAGTAAATCTGGATTTTCAGGTAGTGGTGGTTCTGATAAAGGAGAATCAATGGGTGGTAGCACTTTTATGCAACCACAGACAGATCCATTTGCATCAGTATATGCTCCACTTCATCTCAGTAGATTAGGTACCGCTTAATGTCTCTTGCTGAAAATAATACTAATCCTGCGACATATATTTTTAAAAGCATTAGAATCTCTATGCTACAGGGACCATATGCAAAGAAAGCCCCAGTAGAAATAGGTGATCTTGTGTTTGGTTTTACTTATTATGAAGATATTTCTAAACCATTTATTAGTGCTAACTTGAATATTAATGATAGTGGTAAAAATTTAATTGGGAGTGGATCTGGTCCTATTACTGGTGGTGAGTTGGTTGAGATTGATGTAGAAGGACCAGATAATAATGATTATAGTTACGCATTTAAAGTTTATAGAGTTGGAGATAGAATCAATTCTGGTAAGATACAAAACTATAATCTAGGTTTGATTTCTGCAGAAGCACTTGATGATCCACAAACTAGAATAAAGAAAACATTATCTGGTAAACCAGATCAGATTGTTAAAAAAGTTTTAGGTGAAGAGGGTCTTAACACTGCTAAAGATTATGAAAGTAATATGGATCCTTGTGATAATTACAAAACTATCATACCTAAAAATTTAACTCCTTTTGCTATATGTGCTAAATTACAAGATCAATCTATTCCAACTGGAGCAGGTGGAAAGGGTGATGGTGAAGGTGCTGAAACTGTTGATGGAAAGTATTCTGAAGGAACTGCTGGATTCTTTTTCTATGAATCTGCTAAAGGGTATAATTTTAGATCAATTGACTCCTTGATGGATGTTAAAAATAAATTAGGTCTTAATAATGCAGGTCAAAAGAGTTTTATTAAAACTTTTCAAGACTCTGCTGGTGTAGAAACAGATGCAACTTTACTTGATGTTCAGTTTACATCTGAGATTAATTTGATGCAGGGACTTAGAACTGGTGCATATGCGTTACGATGTCAGTATTATAACTTTTCTACAGGAGAATATGATGAATCAACTTATTCTGCTAATAAATCTTGGAATAAATTAGCACATTTAGGATCACAAGAGTATCTAACTCCAGGTCAGCAATCTCTTGCAAAACGTCCAACTAGAATTGTTTCTGCTATACTAGACGATGAATCATATTATAGTGGTCAAGATCCAGCGGCAAATGATTTAGCTTTTAAAGATCGTACCCCAGAGACGCTCCCGCAAGCAATATCTAGGAATTATCTCCTAAATACTCAAGGGTTGCGTGTAGTAGTCCCTGGTAATTTGCAGTTAGTAGTTGGTGATGTTATCAAAGTACAACTGCAAAATATGTCCACTGAAAAAGATAGAGAAATAGAATCTGTCGATCAAGATCACAGTGGATTTTATCTTATAACCTCTCTTTCAAGGTTTTATAATAAAATCGAGAAAAGAGTCACAACCATGTTATCTCTTAGGAGAGATTCATATGGAATATTAGAAACTTAAATACCAAAACAAATATGGAAAACATAGAAAAACATATAGAAAAAGACAAAGAAATCCTTCAAGATCCAACTACTAATCCACAAATGCGTCGTCATATTGAGGAGGAACTACATGAGTTAGAAGATTATGTTGAGCATCATAAGGATGAGATCGAAAGTGGGGATCACCATGATCCTAATGCACTTGAGTTATTCTGCGATCAGCATCCAGAAGAACCTGAGTGTTTAGTTTACGACGATTGATAAATGTCTACTGATCCAACCATTAATTCTCTTTTACCGATCCACCAAATTGGACAGGATGGTGGAGGGTTTTGGATTGGGCAAGTAGAAGAAATAGATGAACCAAAGCAGTCAAATAGATTTAGAGTTAGAATAGTTTCGGTTCATAGTTCAGATTGTAAATCTGTTCCTACTAAAGATTTACCATGGGCACATTCTGCATTACCAGTAACAATACCATATAAAAATGGTGGAGTTAGTGGTGCTACTGCTAACCTAGAAGAAGGTGATTGGGTGTTTGGTGCTTGGTTAGATGGTGATAATAATATACCTTTAATTCTTGCATCTATTGGTACTGTTGCAAGATCTAAAGAAACACCACCAGAGAAAATACAGGATGATACTGACGAAAAATGCTTAGCTTTTCAACAGCAAGTTAATAAAAGAACTAATAATGTTACTGATCAACCAGCAAACGACAAAGAAAATCCAAACAAAGGATCAGGACAAATTGCTGGTGGATCTGAAACAACATTTAGTGTCGCAGATGGACAACATTCTGGAGAGAATAGCGTAACTAATTCATTCGGTAGTAAAGTATGTGTAGCTACTGCTAATGCTGAATGTAATGACGACACTAAAAAGTCACTAAAATATGTCCTAGCAGATTTATTCAAGATGGTGCAGGACAGTCGAGGAAACTTGGGAGACTATCTTACCAGTGGAGTCAATGGTGAGATTATGAGTTATGCTAATAAAGCACAAGGATATATCAATAAAGTCTTACGTATTATTAGATCTGCCCTAGCAAGAGTTAAGGGTGAGATTATTGCTGCATTGAAAAAAGGTATTGAAAAACTTGTAAAACTTATTTTAACGCCATTTGCAGGCATTTTAGATGGAGTTCAAAAATTCCTTGAAAATGCTCTAGAAAAGATTGGTTGTAGTATTGAAGACATTTATGAAAGACTTGTAGATTTTGTTACCTCTTTGATATTTGACTATCTACTTAAAGTATTCAGAGCAGCAACATGTCAAGTTGATATCTTTGTAAATGCAATCATCAATAAGATTGTTAGCCTTGTTTCAAACCTTCTTGATGCTGTACTAGGTCCTCTTCAAGCAATCATTAGTATTGCATCTGGTGCATTGAATCTGGTTGGTGGTGCTATGTTTAAAATCATGAGACTTCTTGGTATTTCTTGTGGTGGTATTGATTCTAAGTGTGGTGATACTGATAAGAGATGTAGTAAAAAGGAAAAGAAAGATGAGGATAATTTCTTAGATGATTTACTTAAAGCAATCGAAGATGGTCCTTTAGACTATGGACAAAGTATTTGTAAAGATGCTAGAGACTATGATACTCCTGAGTTAACTGGTGGATTTTTCTTTGGTGGTCTCCCTGCTTTACCTGTAGGTGGTGCAAACTCACCTATCTACGGTGGTAACCCTGAGGGTGGTGCAGGAACTCTTCCTTCTGGTGGTGATCAAGATGTATCTACTAAAGTTATTACATATGAAATTGAAGATACTAATGTCCTTGAAGGAGATCTAGCAACAATTAGAGTTAGAAGAAGTGGTTTTACCTCTGTATCCAGTTCTATTGAATTTAAAACTCAAGATGGTAGTGCTAAAGCAGGAACTGATTACATCGCAAACGATGGTATATTAGGATTCGGACCTAATCAAACAGAAAGATTCATTACAGTTCAGACTTATAAAGATACTATAAATGATACACCTCAAGATTTTAGTGTAAGAATTGATTATTCTACTGGTCTTCCTGTTGCTAATTTTATCTCTAATATTGCTGTTGTTACTATCGGTGTAGCACCAGCGTCTAGTCCATCACAAGGAAGTCCATTTTTACCACCTGCTCTTAGCACTACAGTTGCTGCACCTGCACAAAATCCTCCTCAAAATCTAGTTAACCAACTTCTAGCACAAACAGAAGACCCAGATCCTGTTACACCTACAGTACCTACAGAATTAAACTTTACTCAGTATAGTATTGAAGTAACAGCAGATAGAACAAACTATCAGGAAGGCGAGTTCATCACATATAGTATTACTAGTGAGGGTATTCCAAATAATACAATTATGGGTTATACTTTATTTGGTACTAATATTTCTGAGAGTGATATCATCGGTGGAAATTTATATGGAACATTTATGATTCAAGAAAATATATCTGCAGTGGTTGTTGGAATTGCAGAAGATGCTAATATTGAAGGTCCAGAAGATATGAAATTTAGCATTAATGGAACTGGAGCATTTGCTGATGTTGTAATTCTAGGACAGGAAGAGTCTACACCTATCGCAACAGTTTCCCAGTCAACTCCACAATTTAAAGAACCTACTATTGGTTCACCTATTGTTGATAATAATGGAAAGATTATTGAGATTCCTATTGATAATCCAGGTGACCCATATCTCTTACCACCAAATCTTGCTATCACTGGTCAAGGATGGGGTGCTATGGGTATTCCTCTTCTTGATAATAATGGATATGTTACTGAAATTCGTATCACACAGAGAGGAAGAAACTTTGTTCCTAATAGACCAGAAACTGTAAACTGTGTGTTAGACTCTCTAACTTTAACTAGACCTGGATCTGGTTATACAAGTGTTCCTAGAGTGTTTATCAATGGTGAGTCTGATAAGGTTGTTGCTAGAATTAATACTGCTGGATTTGTAATAGGTTTTGATGTGATTGATAGAAGTACAATTTATGATACTGCTCCTACCGTTGATATTATTGGTGGTGGTGGTTTTGGAGCAAATGCTCTTGCTTCACTAGCATGTCTAGATAGTGAGACACGAGATCTTCTCGGTTATGCGAAGGTCGGAACTGGACGTTATGTTGATTGCCCATCATGAGTAAATCTAAATCTATAGGAGAATATTTTAAGCAGGTATCCAATGACGGTCTGCCTACGGGAGAGGGTTTAAATGAAACGATCCCAACACCTCCTCATTCTGGAACTCAAAGAACATCTTCAGCTAATAAGTTGAATGGTGTTAAAGAGATGAAAGCACAGAATGAAGATGGTAGAGTAACCTATATTGTTTGCACAGATAACGGTCAATCTCTAAACATGGATGAGATGGGAAATATTTTCCTTGGATGTGGAAAGATTGGTGATGATGAGAGTGGTGGTGGAATGACTGTTCGTCCTCATGGACAGATGATTGTTAAAGTTGGTGATACTTTAAGTATTGAGGTAGAAAATAAACAAGATGAAGAGAAACCACTGAGTCTAAAAGTCTTTGGTGATATCAATATGGAGGCAGTGGGTGGAGACGTCCATATGAAGGGCAACAACGTCAACGTAACTGCAGACACAGAATTACACCTAAAAGGAAGTAAAGTCCTTATACAGGGCGGTAGCGGTGCAGGTGGTTCTGTTGAGGTCATAGGTAATACTTTTAAAACAGATACAACCTTTATTAATAATAACGTTACAGGTGCAGTTACACAAACTGTTTTTGGTGAGTATACTATCAGACAGTTGTTAGATCCTAGAGCATCATTTAATATTATTTCATCTGGATCAATGAATATCACTGCTGGTGGAGATCTATCAGCTAACCTTTTAGCTAGAGCAGAAGTTTTTGTTGCAGGTTTACCAGCAAAACCAATTCCAACAGCAAAATCTCCTAATGCATTTTCATTTACTGTAGGAACAGGTAATTCTCTTGTACAATTAACTGCAGGAAACTTAACATATGGAGTGACTGGAAATACTATTGGTACACTTACAGGTAATAATACAAGTACTGTAACTGGTAATCAAACTAAAACCATCAGTGGAAATCATACATCCACCTACTCAGGAACTTTTAACGAGACTGTTACTGGTAATACAACTCTTACAAACTCAGGAACTTATACACAAACTATTACTGGTATTCATAACGTAACAAGTAGTGCTCAATATAATCATAACATATCAGGAATTGCGTCAATTCTAGCAGGAGGAGTTATGACCATCAGTGGTACACAGATTAACCTTAATTAACTATGATTTTTTGGATTGGATTTTTCATTATGTTCTTTAACGAAGGTTTCGTTATGATGAGACACGTATCGCCTTGGGCAGCAGATCAAAGGCAGAATTTAATAGACAAATATGGTCAGGGATGGCAGACATTTCATGGGATAGTTGATTACTTATGGGTGATTTTTATTACCCTAGGATTTGTATTTTCACCGAACAAAGGAGGTCATCTATACGTCTTCATCGCTTTCTGGGTCACGTCTTTCCTATTAATATACTTACCTCAGATAAGAGGAGTCTATCTAAACAATAAGTAAAACTTATATTGCTCATATTGTATCCTAATATACCAAAGGTTGACTTTTCAGATTATGTGCTATAATATAACGTACACAGGACCCGAAAGATCGTAACCCTGCGAAAAGACTCCCATGTCGGGGTAGTCTCACATCCGCAGGAATAGTATATCTTGCGAGAAATAAAAAACAAAAATGATCAAATCAACAATCGCTGCAGTAGCAGCATCTCCATTCCTATTCGCTGGTGCAGCTTTTGCTGGTCCATACGTTAACTTGGAAGCAACAGGTTCATATCCTGATGGAGCATATTCATCTGGTGGACTAGAAGCACAGTTTGGATACGAAGGATCAACTGAAGGTGGAATTGGATACTATGTATCTGGTGGTCCTACAGTGACTCACACAGAGACAAGTGACGAGTTCGGTGATGTAGAATTCATTGGATACCTTGGTGGTTCATACGATAAGTTCTACGGAGAAATCTCTGGAGTAACTAATGCTGACGACATCGACTGGGGTGCTAAAGCAGGTGTGAAGTTCACATTCTAAATAAGATTGAGACATCGTTCGTGCGGTCTCTACAATCGGAACTTACAGACCCCTCTACAGGGGTCTTTTTTTATGTTTAGAAATAAAAACATCAAGGTTAAATGTAGTTTATGATACAGTTAAGGTGCATTATATAATGAGGTTTATCTAGAAAAACTATGAAAGCATTCGCAGTTGCCCTGCTCGGTCTATTCGCACTGACCCCTGTAGCAGAAG